GCATAGTAGTTTCTGATAAATTTGCTGGTTTTGGATAAGTTTTAGCCCATTCATCATACGGAACAGCTGCGCCATTTTTGCTGAGATAAATATTCATGTTCTCAACCATTTTTGGCAACTCTACAGCAGCAGCATCAGTTGCCTTGAGTTTGGCATTGTTAAATGCATCCTCCAGTGATGCTGCAGAATTTGGTGGAACAGGGTAGCTGTCTTTATTATTTAACATCCAACTTTTAAAGTTTTCATCTGTTGTTAGATCCAAACCTTCAATTATAGCAATATTAGCATCAATCGTTATATTTGCTTTATTTGCTTTATCTGGGGAATCATACTCATTACCGTTTTTGTCCTTGTATGTTGGAGGTGCAACTGCAACTGTTGCAGCTGTTGTTGTACCTCCTGTTCCATCTCCAGCAGATTCAACAGTTCCATCTGGGTGAATTATTACTCCACCCGATTCAACAGTTCCATCTGGGTGAGTTATTGTTCCACCTCCAAAGGTTTCTTGTAATTCACCCTCATCCTCCACCAGTCCCAGCTGATGGGGGTCGAAAAATGGTTGACCACCACCTGAAGCACCTGGACCTGGGCCTGTCCCTGTTATACTTGAATCTCCAGTTGTGAAACCTTGTGGACCTGGTCCTTGTGGATGTTGAGTGCCAGTGTAACCTGGTTGAGCTGCACCCTCATGTGAACCATGTCCTCCTGTAGATGCGCCACCAGATTGTCCATAATCACCACCTCTTGAACCACCACTTGTACTTCCTCCACCAACATCTCTCCCACTACCTTCTGAAGTTGCACCACCACCTGGTGGTTGAAAACTCTGCACCAGACCACCATCTGGTCCAAGTCCTTCTGTTCCAGGCAAAGGCGTACCTGAACCACCATAATCCTTCATCAACTGTGTTTCATTTTGAGTGACTGATGCCAGACCTTCATTTGCAGGCATCTGCTGGAGAAGTATTGCAAGTTTTCTGAGATCTTCGTCACTGAATTGGGATTGGCCCCCCATTTGATTCATCATGTTAGTTTTTGCTGTGGAAGTTTCATAGAATTAGATCTGACACCCACCTCAAGCATCAGTGAAGAAATAGAATAGGCTTGACCTGGAATTGCTTCTTCTGTATCAGATATTCGGAAACGCACACTCTGACATTTCTGTTTTTTGCAGTGCGCACGAAATTGGTAGACTCCATCTGCAACACCAGAATTTGTTCCAAAATAACCCTCATCACCGTATGGGCTAGAATCTCCATACTCGATAATTTCCAGGTCTGTTATGTAGTTGAATTTGTGCAGCTCATTGAAGTAATCCTGGTAATCGTGTCCAATTTCCAGCTGCAGGGTGTGGGTGCTTTTGAAATCTCCCAGGACCAATGCCCTGCGTATTCTCTGGAATCCCTGGATACCTCCGGTTTTTACCCAGGAAGTGGTCAGGCTCATTTCTATTGGATCGTTATCATCCTTGTAGCTGGAACTTGACTGCTGAAATATGCGCCCATCGGTCCGTAAATATACGTAATCCCCATTGCTGTTCCAGATTGTTCCTCCCTGTCCTTCGTGATTTGTCCAGGTTGACCATTTCCCATAGAAATAATCGTAAACTAAACATCTGCCATCACTGGTGAGGTAACGGATCTGGTTTTCATTCTGTATCAGTTCTGCTGATGTAATTGTAAGAGAGTTATATGCTTCCACCTCGGCCCCAATATAAATAGTCTGCAGAGAACGGTCTAAAAGATATATGCCCTTGTTTGATTGGAACATTAAACCCAACGGCATTAAAACAAGACTGTTAGTATTGCTGCATCCCACATCTCCAGTAACCAAATTTGCTGCACTGAAATCATTTTGCGCACCGGTACTGTTTGGTCCGTTACCTGTGATGTAAAATATCTGGTTTGGTTCAAATATTATCAGTTTCTGGTCAAATTCAGAAAGTGCTGTAATCCTGGTTGCCTTGTTCAAAACAATGCTGAAAACATCTGAAAATTCCACTGGACCTAGAGGTATTCTGTTTTTTGAATATATCAGTTTTTTGGGATTCTCAGAAGATACACAAACAAGCCTGTTTTTGTATGGTGTCAGTATCAATGAAGCAGGTGGTGGTATGTTTTCAATGATTCCACCGTTAGTGTATAGACTCTCTTTTGCAACTAAATTTGCATCAGAAATTGCACCTGCATCTGCAAAAGAAACCGAATCTGCTGCTGTGTTATTTGCCACTGTGCCAATCTTGAAAAATAGCCTGCCTGTAGTAACGGTTCTGTAAATTTCACAAATTACATCTGTTTTCTGAGTCAGGCGCAGGGAAGGTATTGTGAGTGTTACAGTTGAAGATCCACCAGAGGGTGCAGCTGAAACTGCCACTGATGGTGCGCTTCGATGGTCCTGTCCTTTGGCATCAGTCCAGATCCAGATTACCTGGTAGAGATAAGTACCTGCTGCCAGAGATCCAGCAGAATTATTGACTGCTGCACTAATATTTTCTGGATACAAATGGTAATTCAGTTCGACAATCTGCTGTGAATCATACATTGAAACAAATCCACCTCCAATATGCAGATTACCTCCTAATTCTGCAGATTCAAATCTTTCAACTGATGTAAAATCAACCATGATATTTGAAACACCAGTGAGTGAATACAGGTCATTATTTTTACTTGTCAACCTGGTACGGACCAGACCACCATATTTGAAAATACCAGTTGCTGATGAATCTACAGAAGCAAGAAACTTGGCAGGAAGTGTAGCTGCAGTTCCAGGTAGAATTTTTGCAGAAATAAGTCCATCTGTATTGATTACAAAATAAGTTGGCTGCAGACTAGAATCATGGACTGCAATAAAATATTTTTCTGAGTCATATTCCCATAGTTTTGAGACTAACCCCACACTGCGCTTGATAACTGCAGCTGCTCCCATAGAATCACTTGTTATATTATAAAGTGCGCCTTTTACCTGGTGATCATAAGTATTCGTAGCATTGAGCGTGTAGACTATCTGCAAATCTCCAGCCTGCGTGACCATCATTGATGCACCATCAATTAAAGTTGCAGTTCCTTCAACCGTGTGGGTAGCTTCCACCGTCAATATACTTTCAAGACGTTTAATTTTTAACCCTGCTGATGAACCTGTTGAAGCATATCCAACATAAATTCTTTCTTCTTCTGCTGCTGCTGTGTTAACTTTATCTGCACAAATTGCAATACAGTCAGTGGCATTGGTAGATAAAATTGTTACAACCGTAGGATAACCAGACCCTGGTGTACCTAGTACACCCTCTGTTGTCAGATAACCAACATCAATTCTCGTTACACCTGAATTGTTGTAGCAAAAAATACCGTTGCCAACATTTACATTATCTGAATAAATTGCAACGTCATAAACTGGATTTGTAGCATTAACTACTGATGAAATTGTATTTGCAGCTTTAAATGCAACTGGATTATTAATATCCACCTGGACACATTTCAGCAAATGTGGAGATGCAGAAGTGTCGATGTAACAGAGGGTGGGATTTGGGCCTAAACGTACACACCTGGGATTAATTGCTGTTGCATCAATCAAAGTTGCAGCCTGGATCATACCGCCAGAAACTGAATCCAAAACTGAGGCGAATATTCCCTCCAAAACCCCTGCACTTGAGTATTGTTCCCAGGCAAAAAGTTGCAGGCCGGATGCAACGCAACTGTCTTGGTTTTTGCATTCAGAAGTGTTTCTGATTATATCATCAGAATCTATCTTTACAGACTGAAACCCGCCTTTGTCAATCCAGCGTGCAACTGATTCAGAATAACTGTAAAGTTTTGAACCAGAAAATTCCAGTAGTTCATCTTGAAAGGATGTTAATCCCTCACCAGAAGATAATATATCAGTTGAACCTGAAATATCCTGGGAAAGTGCAGTGTAGCCCAGGCGTTTTGAGATCTGGCTGCCAACAGTGTACCTGCCATTCTGCAGATCAGTTAATTTAGGCGTGAGTTTTGGATCATTCTTTGTGTCCAATCCTGCAACAATATCAACTGGAACCAGGGTTTTTTGGAGTGGCATTACCTTCCTTCATGTCAACCAGGCATTGTCTGTAACCGATTAAACGCTGCTGGCGCGTTGCTAATTCATTTATAGTTGTGGATATTGATTCCAGTTCCTGGTCTGCTTTTTTTAATTGTTCATCCAGGGATAGTTTTTTCATTTATTGCTATTCTTGTTCTGCCTGAAAAGTTGTCCATGCAGTCTTAACTTCATCAGTCCATAACTCTTCTGCTTTGTCCTTTATCTCTTGGTGTTCATCATCTGCAAGAGTCTGATTACATTCTATAACTCTCCGATGGTATCCACCTGTATCTGTAATCTCTCTAATTTGGAGATGTTTGTAATCGGTGACTACTTCTATTCTATCTAATGTCAATGCCATGTTTATTTATACTGTGAAATAGCTAAAAGTTAAAAAAATATGAACACTACCACTCGCTAATTGTTGTGCTGAATCGGCTCCCAGTCCCGTCTGATCACATAAATAAACTCGACACCAAGCTTCGTTTTGATAACCGACTGCACCGTACTCTGAACTGTCAGCACTTGCACCATCCCCTACAATGATAGAACCACACGCTCGACTTGATGATTCCGTTTCATTTGCAGTTGCGAATGGCATTGAAATTTTGAAATAACCTACTGGTGAGCTTGTTCCTGTAGCAGCAACAATAAAACCCCCAGTTACCGTAACTAATCTGCCAATTTTAGTATAAGATAATTGATCGGAACTCGCATCAATAGCTACTGTGCCACTTGACGATGTTGCAATAGTCACAGTGTGAAAACCTTCTTCATAATCCAGTTCATGTGTGCTGATGACACCAGACCTAGATCCTGCCGAATTAATTATTCCTGTCATATGCTAACTCCTTAAGTCCAGTTTTGATCAACATAAGTTACTTGTATATCAAATGCTGAAGAAGCACTTCCTTGAAAACGTAAACTTTGTGCTCCACCATTACTTCCAAACCCATGAAAAGAGAACCTATCATTCCAAGAGAAAGTTGACTTTGATTTCATTGAATAATCTCTCAAAAGTGCTATATATTGATTATTTGCAGCACTTTCACCTGAATCTCTCCCATACAGATAAACACTTATTTCTCTTGTGGCACTGCTTGACTCACAAATCGTGAATCCAAGTACAGTATATATATGATTCTCAACGCCAGTAATCGCTAATTGTTCTGTATCATCTACATCCTCTAACCATACACTTGTTAAAATTTCCGTTCCACTTGCTGTGGGTATTGCCATTTTCGATCTCCTACAAAATTGTTAATAATATCAATCGTTTAATATCCAAAAACTAATGACGAATGGAAACTTGTCTGAACACAGTTTCCCTTTGAATAAATCTTTTTATTTGTTGATGTTTTAACATCACTGCTGCACTCAATATCCCCACTTCCATTGCAAGCAAGGGTAATGTCACCATTGGCAGCATCTGTGATTGTTATGCTTGAACTTGAAGAACCTGCATTGGTGTCCAGCACAAGATCATGCGCACCTGAAGTTGTAATCTTACCTGAAGCAGATCCGCTGCCGATTACAACCTCACCAGTACCATTATTAACCAGGTTAATGTTTCCATTTGCACCGTCTGTAATGGTGATATATGAGCTGTTGGTCCCACTGTTTGTACTTACGGTTATGTCGTGCGCACCACTGGAAGTTACTACACCAGCTGCACTTCCACTTCCTACCAGAATTTTTCCAGTACCATTTGGAATAAATTTTATATCTCCATTTGCTGCATCTACAATGGCAATGCTAGAACTTGAACTACCTGAGTTTGTGTCCAGGATAAGATCATACGCACCATTGGAAGTGAGCTTGCCGGTTGCACCTCCATTACCAATCACAACATGACCAGTTCCATGTGGTTTGAGATTGATTGGATAGTTGGATGCAGAAGTTGCAATATTGATTGCAGCTGTTGCATAGGATGTGG